AGCTTGTTGATGACTTCATCAACAGCATAGAAACGGTTGGGAATAATGTGATCCCAGTTGTCGAGCGAGCTCTTAAAGGAGTTGGAAAAGCAATAAGCGTAGGTATCCCGATAATTATCAAGAAAATGCCTCCGCTTGTTGCTAAGATACTTCCGGACCTTATTAAGACTGTCGGTGGGCTCATCAATCAGCTTTCTGCATATCTCGGCAAGGCAATGCCACAGTTCACCAAGACTGTACTCCCGGAGGCAGTGAAGCAGATTCAAAGCATACTGCCTACGCTCCTGAATAAGCTGACAACAGGCTTCAACAGCATTCTCTTGAACTTAGCTGACATGGTAGTAACTACTCTCCCTGTAGTTACACAGACCATTCTTCCTGCTATGATTCAGGGGACAACAGATCTTGTAGTTGGCATGGTTGGCAAGCTTCCGGAGCTGCTACACGAAGTGACAGCCGGAGCGATAACACTATTCCAGGGATTAATAGACGGCCTTAACACTGTTATGGGCGAACTGCTCCCGATGCTTCCTCAGATGGTAGCAGACATCACACAGCAGCTATTTTCAAGCATCCCACAGCTATTTGACGGAGCACTTGAACTATTCGGCAAGCTCCTTGAAGCTCTGAATAAGACTATACAGGAGATAATGCCTCAGCTTCCACAGTTCATCACAGATATGTGCACGAAACTTACAGACCATATAGACGAGATAATAGATGCAGGCTTCGACCTCCTTATAAGCTTGATTGATGGATTTACAGCGGCTATGCCTACGATCATGGAAGAACTGCCGAAAATCGTTGTCAAGATAGCAAAGAAAATCACAGAACCTGACAACCTCGGCAGACTATTGAAATCAGGTACCGAGCTTATCCGTGCAGTAGCAAAGGGCTTCCCCGGTGCTATAAAATACATAGCCGAAAATATACCAGCAATAATCAACAACATTATCGATTCTCTTATGTCTGTTGACTGGCTCGGACTTGGTATCGATATCGTCAAAGGAATACTTGAAGGCTTCCTGAATGTCGGTGATATTATATGGGACTATGTGAGCAGTTTCAAGGACGAAATGCTTGATACAATCGAGAATGTTTTTGAAATTTTCTCACCATCGCACATAATGCGTGATGAAGTCGGAAAATATCTCGGACTTGGAGTTGTAACAGGATTCGTCGGAGCAATGGAAAAGGGCACTGAGGAAATGGCAAACAGCATACCAAAAGAATTCGATACGGATGTAAAGCTGAATACAGCCGCAGATCTCTCATATCTGAGAGGCTATAACGGTCAGGCGGCAGGGGATGTGATATACAACATCCCTGTAACTGTTAATTTCAACGGTAATCTTGATTCTTCAAGGAATTACCGTGAGATTGCTGAGGGAATAGCTCAGGAGACACAGTATCAGCTTGCTAACTTAGGGCTTAGAGCATGAGTTATTTTCTTTACAATGGAATAGATTCAAGGGAGTTCGGCATTCTTGAAGGAGTGCCGATGCCTCCCGCAAATGATGAGATAGTCAAGACTGTAGAAACAACAGGGCACACCTCGGATGCGTACTATACAACAGGAAGATATGATCACAAAGAAATTCCAGTAGTTCTCGGAATCAAAGACAAGTCAAAGCTGAGAGCTTTGTACAGTTGGCTCACAACAACAGGAAGCCTTATGTTCAGCACAGAGCTGGACAAATACTACAAGGTGATTAAGGTAGAAAAAACACCGGAAAGAATGTCGGTCCGATTCGGAAAAGTGTCTATCACGTTCACAGTTGAGCCTTTCGCATATGCGATATCGCCTACGCAGATCAATCTCACAGAAGCAACAGACTATATGGCTGTGCCAAATGCAGGAACGATGTATTCTGCTCCTGAGATAAGATTTGTACCAACAGCGGAGCAGGTGACGATCAATGTCAACGGCAAGGACTTTGTTGTGTCCGGGCTTGCTGAGCAGGTATCAAATCAGAATACAGTAATTATAGACTGCGATCTTGAAGTAGTATACTACATTCAGAGTAATCAGAAAATCGATATCACATACAAGTCAAAGTATAATTTCCCTCTGCTGCACACCGGCGATAACTATATCAAGCATGACGGAAACATCAGCAGCATGGCAATCAATGTGAAAGAGAGGTGGCTGTGATGACAGGAACAGGCACACAGGCAGATCCATATATTGTTGATAACTGGCCGGACTTTGTAACAGCCATAGGGACAGCAGATGCTTATGTCGAGTTCCTTGAAGGCGGCGGAGTTATCGATATGAATAACGTAGCCCCTACCGGAATACCTGAGATACCTGTTTATTGCAAATCAATAAAGGGCAATGACTGGGTTATTCAGAATCTATACTGCAAAGGCCATGCCGCCTTTATCACACAATACGGTAAGTATGTAAGCATAGACCATTTGCACTTCTTGAACTTTTACTTCGATGACGAAGGAAAACGGGTGCATCTCGGTACAGTATTTGGTAACAGTGGTGATGACCGCCAAGGATATTATTTTAATGAGTGCCAGTTCTCAGGAATTATGAACTGTACCTATTATGATTCTGACGTATACAATAGGAGTTGCCTATTTGTTCAGGATAATTATTGGTTAAAATGCAGATTGATACGCTGCGCTATCAATGTAAAGTTGGATGGATATGCTGTGCTGTTAAGTGGTAGTAGCTATATACACGAGGATAATCGTGTTGAATACTGTAATATAAAAGTATCTGGCAACTCCCCAGCATGGACAGAGGATGGTGACTATCGCAATTGTCTTATATCAGGGACTTCCATTTCTACTGCTTTTGATGCTAAACGAGGTTCTTCAAATTTCAACGTTGTCAACGTTGATTTTTCTAATGCAAGTAATTTTGAATGTATAGGACGTTCCAACGCAGTTAATCTCATCAACACAGATTTATTACCAAGTGGTGCAACAATAGGAACAGGCTTCATAGGAGTTACTACTGCTCAATTAAAAGATGCTGCATATCTTGCATCACTGGGATTCCCGATAGGAGTTGACTGATAAATGAGTACAACAACATATCAGGTAACTGACTGGGAGCAGGGAACGATTTCAGGGTCCGGCGCCGATCAAAGCAGCAATACTCGTATACGCTCCATAGGATATATACCAGTATCTCAGAGTTCACAGGCTGTATATACAATTACAGCGATAGATACTAATGGGACTTCACTGCGTACCAATATCATGATGTACGATAGTGATTTCGGATGTATATATGATAGCGGCTGGAATATCAGCGGAACGGCTCTCAGTGATGAGCATAGTGCTGCGTATATAAGATTAGTACTGAGTTATAGCTCAGGTGATATTACTCCAGCTGCACTCCGTGAATGTATCATGGAATATAATGATGGTAAAACCTGGCATATAGTTGACGGAGAGATCACGAATGAGTATTTTATAGAAATGCCGGGAAAAGCAATGGACAGGCCTTACCCTCATGCTCTGTGGCGCATAGATGCAACACGAAACAGGGGCTTTCCTTATAACGAGCTTATGATCGGTATTACCGGAATAGATCTTAGATCTCTTGAACGAGAGCACGTTATCAGATCTTATGATATGCATGAGCCGCAGGACGGATTTGACGGAAACGGACTCGCTATCCTTAATCCCTTAAGCTGTACATCGGTACATAACGACGAGCGCTGGGACGTTGAGCTCCGGCATCCTCTTGATGACTGGGGGAAATGGAAAACCCTGCTTGTAAACAACATCCTCAAGGTATCAGGACAGCTTTTCCGGATAGATATATCAGAGCCGGGCATCGGCTCGGAACGTGAGATATATGTTCACGCTAAGCACATTACCTGCGACATGGCGGATATGCTCATAACCTTTGCAACATTTCCGGGCGGTGATGCATCTGACTTCATGGACTTTTGCTTCAGCGCCGTGGAGCAGGCCGGGCTTCCAGGGTATGAGTATTATGAATTTGAAGGCTACTCCGATATAAGGACGGAGTCCGGACAGGACGAGATCGTTAATACTTCTCTATGGGCCGCAATGGTAGGAGCTGATAACTGCCTCAAAACTAAGTATGGTGGAGAGCTGTACCGGAATAACTTTTACTTTTCGATCAATCAAAGAATGCAGTATGCTAAGGACAATGCATTCTATCTGCGCTATACACTTGATATGACCAGTATCAAGCAGCGAGTAGACTATACCGACTGCTGCACAAACCTTGCCTGCTATGACAATTTCGGCAATTACTGGGGCATTTCCACTGTTGCACCGACTTTTGCACTTCATCACCCGATCATGCGAATGGTGCAGTTTAACTATTCGGAGTTCGAGGGTTCTATGGATAAGCTCACTGCTGATGGATATGCGTATTGGCAGAAAGTCAACACTCCGAAAATTACCTATGAAGTGCAGATAGCATCTCTTAAGAATGATCCGAGATATAAAGAGTTTGTTGGACTCCAGAACTATAACTACGGGGATTCGGGTACAATTTATTGTCCTGAATTGGACATAGAGACAACTCAGCGAATAACAGAAATCGAAAAGGACGAGCTTACCGGAGATATAACACGTATGCTCCTCGGCAATCTGCATGAATCACTTATAAGGCCTTCTTATATGGGAAGCACTATATCGACAGGAAATACAATTGAAGATAAGCTGAATAGAGCTAATCAAAATGCGTTAATGTCTCGGAGTATAAGCGGAATGGAAGAGTTCTCTATAGGCGCACTTGAGCAGAGAAGTATAAATGTACTGGAGGGAAGATAATGGCAACGACGTATACCGAGAACTATCATCTCGGTAAACAAGAGAATCATTCAGACCGGTTTAACATGAATGTTATAACCGGAAACATGGATATAATTGATGAAGTATTAAAAGAACATGAAGATGCTTCCGCCAAAATAAGCGTTGATTCTTCTGAAGAGATAAACATGGCAAAAGAAGCCGTAAGCACGGGTAAATTCTACTTTTATTTTCGGCTTAAGCAGCAAAGCACAGATCTGGAATCCGGGGCTATAATTCCGGATTCCGAGCAAACGCAGCTTAGCAGTGATATTTTCTATATTGGAGCTAACACAAGAATTTTTTACAATATACCAAGTGGCTATGATATGTATGTGCTGAAATATGATACGCAAAGTAGAGATTCATATCAAGGGAAATCCAACAAAGTCACAAATGCAAGAGGCTCTTATGTTGTTCCGACAGAGTATATGGCTGTTGTGTTCATGAAAAGTGAAGGCGGTGAAATTGCTGAAAGTGATTCCGCTAAATGTAAGGTTTACATCTGGACTGATTCGCTTGACCGACAGGGTATAATCATGGCCGGAAATTATAACGCTCCGCCGATTGCAGTTGACACAATTGCTAAGACAATCACATTTTCAGCCGCAGGAAATTCTGGATTTGCTTCATTAAATTACGGCAACAAACGATACGATCTTAAAGGTAAGGTGCTTGATTATTCTTCTATCGTCAGCTCTTATGGCTATGTCTACTATAACCTTAAGACTAATGACTTCTTTCTCGGTGGAGCAGGCGTAAGTATTCAGAACGGCTATGACGATTATCTCGTGTACATCGGCTGCGTCTGGAAGGGGGGCAAATATATTGATCTCAATGTATTGCCTTACTACACGGTCAATGGTGTGAAATGTACCATGAGAGACAACCGCTTTCATGATGTACCCAACACCTACAGAATGGCTGTTATGGGCGATTCTATAAGCACTTATGTTGGAGTTTCCGAGGATACTCAGAGCGGCACAGTATATCAGGTTGAGTATTATCCGAAAGGAACAGTTGACAGCGTTGATAAGATGTGGTGGGAAATAGTGCGAAAAGGCCTCCGTTTCCCCGATACTCCAGCGGTATCAGCTATATCAAGGTCAAGTTATCGGTATCAGCCTAACAATCCGGACACTATACCTTACGGCGCTACAGATGCACGAATTGCACGGCTTGGAGCCAACGGCACACCGACGCACATTTTTCTTGCCCTCGGTATGAACGATCCTTTCAAGGCCGACCCCGGAACAAATCCGTACACAGTAGACATAACAACGCTGAACGCATCGAAGGAGTATACTTACTCAGGTTGTGCGGAGACTATCTGTAAGGTGCAGAACGCTTACCCGGATGCTAAAATAATTGTCGTGCTGCCTAAGACCCTTGCTTATGACCTTAGTGGTACATATTCTATGGAGCGGCAGGTAAAAACGATTAATGCAATCGAAGAGATAGCAAAGCAGCTCGGTGTGTATAAGATCATAGATTTGCGAAAATGCGGCATTAATCAGCATAACGTTGTCAGCTATGCGGATTCGTCAAATGGTATTCATCCAACAGCAGCAGGTATGCAGATGATGGCTGATTACATTATAGAGCAGATGTTAAATTGAGGAGGTGAAATAATGGAAAAGCTCATACAGATGATAACAGCTATCATAGCCGCAGTCTGCGGTTTCCTATGGGGCGAGGCAGACGGGCTGCTGTACGCTCTAATTGCGTTTATGACCATCGACTACATAAGCGGTGTTATAGTCGCTATAGTGCGGCATGAGCTCAGTTCAGAGGTCGGCTTCAAGGGCATCGCAAAAAAAGTGCTTATACTGGCACTTGTAGCCGTAGGTCATATTCTTGATGTCCATGTTCTCGGCAGCGGAGCGGCCTGCCGGTCGGCAGTCATAGGATTCTATCTCGCAAATGAAGGAATAAGTATACTTGAAAACGCAGGGGAGCTGGGACTGCCGCTCCCGAAAAAGATCATAGCTGTGCTTAAGCAGCTTAAAGACAAGGAGGACGATGAAAAATGATCGAAATCAGAAGTGAAAGATTCATAAGATTTAAGGACACAGAGTCCGGCAAAATAAGCGTAGTAAAAGCAGAGCTCGACTGCGATACAGCCGCAGACCTTCCGGCTGCAGACGGTATAAGCGGCCGTGAGCTGCTCATGGGCTCAATAGCGTGGGACATATCCACAGGTGATTTCTACGCTCTTAACAGCGAAGGCAAATGGTATAAGCAGGACGGCAGCGGAGCATACACACCGGCCGAATCCAATGCCTCACTCTTAAGCAGCCCTCTTAATTTCGGTAAAGGCGTTGAAAGCGAACCGGATATCACAGAGAAAACAGCCTCAGAGCCTGATATTCTCGACGAGACTGTATTTGAAAAAACGGCAGAGCCAGAAGAGGTGACTGAAATTGACGAGCCTTTACGAGATCTTAAAAACATCTAAGCTCGGAGCAGGAGCAGCGCCTGATCTTTATACATCTTTGCGAGCGCAGGCGCTAAATAGAGGTAAAGAAGCTGCTTCGTGGGCTGATTTTCGCAAGTTAGTTCGTGCTGGTAAAGCTCCAGAGCTATATCCAGTTGGCACTAAACTTTATGAGAACTGGGGTGATGATACTTCAAATGCCTGGATTGTTGTTGATTATCCTGATGATAGCAGATATATCGATTCTGACTTAGCAACACAGGGGTATACTAACCGTGTGATGTTAATGGAAGAAAAGATAAACTTTCTTAGATCATTCGATGCTAAAGAAGCATGGCTGTATGCTGAAATTGCTATTCCTGCCGGCGTGTATAGATTTACAATTCCTAATTATGATGCAAGCTATGGCGGTAACAAGACGTATATCTTTACTTCAACAGCACAGATCCCTGTAGGCGGTCAGCTAACTATAACATGGGAATATCAGACGAATCCTACAAAGGTTCAGGGATATAGTTCATCGACATCAACAGCTGTATTATTTAATGTGTCAATAGCTGAATGGGATGGTGCTGCTGCTTGTACAGACTTAGGAACTATTAAACTCACCATGACTGATGCTGATAGTACATACGGCAAACTCAATCACATTCAGAGGGCAAGGTATGGTTCAAATAACTACTATCAGTCAGGGCTTAGGCAGTGGCTTAATGCCGATGCCGCAGCAAACGCTTGGTGGGCTCCGTCTAATGTTTTTGACAGGCCTTATGGTAACAGTGATGCCGC